TCTTACGTGCTTACTCTATCTTTAAGGATAAAGCAAAGGCAATTAAAGTATGTGTGAATCGTTTTGATGAAGAGACCAAACAGTCCTTCTTAGAACTATATGATAAGGTTGATGCAGACTTTGAGTTGCCAACTGAAGAGGAAGTATAGTGACTATTTGGCAAGACTATATTAGTGCCTACAGATCAATTCTACCTATGAAGATAGAAGATCTGTGGGCAAGTTGGGAAGGTAAAGGAACCTATCTCAGTGCTATCACTCATTCACATCCACACTTTATTAAGTCACGGCAAGTGGATATCTCTGATGGCAAGAATGTTGATATCTTCAACTGTATAGCATATCCAAAGACTGGAAGTAATCTTCCTTGTTTTGGTATGGATCTAATGGCATTCAGTGAGAAGAAGATTATTGTTGTTTTTGATTTTCAACATCCTAAAGAGAAATATCCATATCGTGTAGAAGGATTGCCAGTATGTACAGAGGATTATCGTTTCTTTGAGAAAGGTAATCACTTCTCAGATAATATATTTGTAAGGTATTGTAAACCCAATGAGGTGAATCAACATCTTGATATGTTTAAGTTGTACTTGACTAAGTATGTGGATATGGTAGAATTGGAGAAACCCACTGGTACTGATACCAGTGTATATAAAGACTTTGATGCTTACATGACCAGATTAGATCCAGTAGGAGGTTATCTTGCTGTTAAGTTTGGAAAAGAAAAAGCAGAAAAATTAGTAAACGATTTCTTATTTGAATATGGTTAATTCTTGGAGTCTTGCTTACGAAGAAATTAATGGAACTATGGACGAAACTTACCCTATTAAAGTAGAAGGGGATGATATAAAACATTCCCCTTACTACTATGACTATGATAGAAATGGTTTGGATGGAGATCCATTTGAGCAAAGTTATCTAGCAGATAATGATGATCAAGCAGCACATCACTTTATAAATAACGAGGTTCACGAAAAGGAGCAATTGGAAAACATTAGAGAAGAATCCGAAAGGAAAAGAGACAGTCGGTACAAGTACCACGAATCTGAAATCATTAGAGATATTGAAGATTATGTCTCAAGCACTTACAATGGTCACTATACTGGAGATACCCATGAGTATCGTAATACCCAGACTATTGATTTGATGGCAGCAAGATCACTTGCATCCGGTTTCTGTCAATCAAACATTTTAAAATATGGTAGTCGGTATGGTAGTAAGGATGGTAGGAATAAAAAAGACTTGCTTAAAGTGATTCATTATGCTATGCTGTTATTACATTTTGATGAACATTACGGTAAACCATCAATGACCAGTGGTAACATTGATCACAACATGCCTTAATCATGAAACTTAGAGAACACACTATGAAACTGTCTGATAAAACTCTGACATTGTTGAAGAATTTTTCATCCATTAATCAGTCTATTCTTTTTAAGCAAGGTAGTTCTTTAAGGACTATCTCTGTGATGAAAAACATTTTAGCGGAGGCAACTATTGAGGAAGACCTCCCTACTGATTTTGGAATTTATGATTTGAATCAATTCTTAAATGGTCTTGGTTTGCATCATAGTCCTGATTTGGATTTTGAGAATCAGGGTCATGTAGTTATTAGAGAAGGAAAGTCACGAACAAAATACTTTTTTGCTGATCCTAATGTAATTGTTACTCCACCTGATAAAGAGATTACACTTCCAACTGAAGATGTTTCTTTTGAGTTGAGTACATCACAGTTAGACAAGTTGCTTAAAGCAGCAGCAATATATCAACTTCCTGATCTTGCCGTGGTTGGTGGAGATGGTGTTGTTAAGATTGTTGTTAGAGACAAGAAGAATGATACATCAAACGATTTTTCTATCGTAGTAGGTGAGACTGAATCTGTATTCTCCTTTAACTTTAAGGTAGAGAATATTAAGATTGTCCCAGGAACCTATGATGTAGTTGTATCACAGAAACTATTGTCAAGGTTTACTTGTAGAGATTATGATTTAAAATACTTTATTGCATTAGAACCTGATTCTACTTTTGGTTAATGAAACAGTTGTGGAGAGTCTGGAAATATGCTCTAGGATCTTTCCACGACACCAAGACAAAAAGGTATGATAACATTGTCGCAATAGTTCGTACCTTTATCTTTTTTACTTATCTGGTTACTAACAGTGTTATAGTGGCTGGTGTGATACGTCATTGGAATGATTTATGAGTGATTTTATTTGGGTTGAAAAATACCGACCCAAGACAATTGATGAGTGTATTCTCCCAGAAGGTATTAAGAAAACCTTTAGTGATTTTCTAAATAAAGGTGAGATACCGAATATGTTATTATCAGGTCCTCCGGGGGTTGGTAAGACTACGGTAGCAAAAGCACTATGTAACCAGTTAGGGGTAGACTATTATGTTATCAACGGATCGGACGAAGGAAGATTCCTTGACACCGTTAGAAACAGTGCAAAGAACTTTGCGTCAACAGTCTCTCTCTCCTCTGATGCCAAACATAAAGTCATCATCATCGACGAAGCAGACAATACCACTTCCGACGTACAACTCCTCCTTAGAGCGAGTATTGAGGAATTCGCAGGGAACTGTAGATTCATCTTTACCTGCAATTATAAAAATAAAATCATTGAACCGCTCCACTCCAGGTGTGCTGTGGTCGAGTTTGGCATCAAAGGTCCGGAGAAACCTAAAATTCAGGCGGCGTTTTTCAATAGGCTTGTATCCATCTTGGACGAAGAACGGGTTGAAACTGATAAGAAAGTCCTCATTGAACTCATCAACAAACACTTCCCAGACTGGAGAAGGATCCTAAATGAGTGTCAGAGATACTCTGTAGGTGGTAAAATAGATACTGGTATTCTTGCATCATTCTCGGATGTTTCTGTAAATGACCTTATTAAAAACCTTAAGACAAAAAACTTTCCTGAAGTACGTAAGTGGGTCGTCAGTAATTTGGACAATGATTCTAGTGTACTTCTTCGTCGTATTTACGATTCTCTTTACACATCATTGGTTCCTAATACTATCCCTTCTGCTGTTCTTATTATTGCTAAGTATCAATACCAAATTGCCTTCGTAGCAGATCAGGAAATAAATATGCTTGCAGCACTAACTGAAATTATGGTGGAGTGTGAATTCAAATGAACTTTAAAGCAAAAGTATTTGTCAGTTTAAGAGAAAACGTATCTGATGCTGCGGGTAATGCTGTTAAAGCAAACGTTCATAGGGTATGTGATATTAAAGAACCTTCTAAATTGCGACTGGGCAAATGTATTGATATAGAATTTGAAGCACCTAATACTGAACACGCTAAAAGGGAATTAGCAAAGGCTAGTGATATGTTATTTGCTAATACTGTAATTGAAGATTGGAGTTATGAATTATTGGAGTGTGAACCAGAATGATTAAATGGATTAAAGAACATCTTCCTAGATGGTTAGATCTATCACACTCTAAACCTTGGGAAAAGAAACCTCCCACCTGGGAAGACACAGCACCTTCGGAGTATGAACCAAATGACTGACAAAAAGAAAAGACATCAAGTTAAATCCAGTTGGTATTATCTCTTCTGGGGAACTGCTACTGTTGCAGTTGTTGCAGGACAGGTATATGTTGGAACTGGATATCGTTTGATGGCAAGAGGTCTACAGAGACTTTTAAGTGGTATTGAATTGAAAGTAGAAAAGGATCTTATGTATCATGAATTTAAACATGAGTTGGATAAACGAGAACTTGAACATTATCTTGAGAAACAACACCCAATGGTAATAAGATGAAACTAGAATGGCCTACAATAATATTCATGTTAGCAATGCACTATCTTGCTATCGTAGCATTACAACCACAGTATTGGAGTTGGGGTGCAATTGTAGTATTCTTTTTTCTTTCTGTATTGACTGGGTGTGTTGGAGTTACTCTGGGGTATCACAGATTATTATCACATAGATCATTTAAGACACCAAGATGGTTAGAGAGATTCTTTGCTACTTGTGGTGCATTAAGTGCAGAGTATGGACCTATTGAATGGGTAACAATACATCGTGAACATCATAAGTATTCTGATACAGACTTGGATCCACATGATATTCATAAAGGATTCTGGTGGGCCCATTTTGGGTGGATGATGTATGAAGTTCCTGCACTTAGTGATAAATCTAAACTTGCTGCAGACTTAAAAAGAGATCCTTATTATAGATGGTTGCATGTTCATTACTTGTGGTTACAACTCCCATTAGGATTACTGCTCTATTCACTAGGTGGATGGGCATTTGTGCTATGGGGAATACCCTTACGTTTGGTAGCAGTATATCATTTGACTTGGTGTATTAATTCTGTTGCTCATACATGGGGAACACAACCACTTGATAGTAAAGATAATTCACGTAATAATCCTATACTTGGATTAGTTGCTTTTGGAGAAGGGTGGCATAATAATCATCACGCACATCCAAGTTCAGCAAAGCACGGTCTTCAAGGACAGTTTGACTTGACTTGGTATATTATACTAACATTACAAAGACTTGGATTAGCAAAGAACATTCGTCTACCTTCATAATGCAAATCTCTGAATTAGATGCCCAATGGGCTGCTAATGAATTTATTAATTATTTTAAAGATTTTAAGACTATCGAAGATTATGTTCGCTTCACTAAAGAAGCAGCAGTTAAGAAAAAGGGTAGTGCATTATTTTCTTTGAAGGATGAGTTTTTTAATGAGGACATCCATCCAGAAGAGATGGAGTTTGAAGTTAAGTTTGTTGGAGATAGATTTCCAGAATCAGTTCCTCAAGGATATTATCATGAGATGTTAACTGCAACATCTTCACATATTATTGAGCATAATATACCAGGTAGAGAATTGCGTTGGATGGTATATGAGAA